CACCAACGTCCTTGGGCGACCATTGATTATGCGATTGGTAAATGCACTGCCAGCAATGGCGACATTATCATGGTCAAAGCGGGACACGCAGAAACACTCGCGGCCAATATCGCTATGGACGTTATCGGTGTTCANGTGGTTGGTCTCGGTACTGGGGCTTTGCGCCCAACGATTACGGTTGGTGCCTTTGACGGCACAGTTGCCATGAGTGCGGCAAACTGCGGTCTCTACAATATCCGTTTTGTTCTTGAAGATACGAACGATACCGTCGCCAATGCTATTACGATTACGGCTGATGGCTGCATTGTCGATGGCTGCGAAACTGTGGTCCATGCGACTGCGCAGTTCACCACGCATATTACGGCTACGGACTCACAGTTCGTAGAAATTCGCAACTGTCTTATTAAATCGCTTCATACGGCCAGCTCCACTTCGGGCATTGTCGTTGATGGTTGTGACGACTTGGTCCTTGAAAACAATTACATTGATGGTCATTTCACTGAACATGCGCTGGACAATACAACTCCGGGGTCTTGTGATGAAATTCTCCGTGCTCGCATTGTTGGCAACTACATCATCAACCGTTCTACCTCGGCTGGCGATCTGGCTGTCGAACTTGATGCTAGCGCGACTGGGATGTTCGCCAATAATCATCTTGTCGGTGGTCTGGCGACTACGGCAGCAAACTACGATATCGGCAATATGTGCTCCATGGAAAGCTATGTAGCTGACTCTGTGGGCGTTGACGTTCACGGCATCGTACTTGGCACTGCTGCCGTATAATTTCTATCATAGGCGGGGGTTCGCCCCCGCCGTTTAATCTGAAGAGGATATAAAGATGCCACAAGTAAAGGCTATCACTCTTGCACCTACCGTCCTAGACAGGAACGGCATCTCCACAACTGAAACGCTATTAGCTACTCGCCTTGACTATTTAATCAATGGCGCATTGGCCACGGGCTATGATGCAGACGGCATTGTTGCTTCAGCCGTGCCGGTTACCGCTACGGCCATGACCATTAAGGTTCACGACTATTCGGCTCGTAAAGGGGCGTATATTCTTATTGAAAGTGGCGGCGGAGATGAAACAGGCGGTACGTTCGTTATTGTCGGCATAGACGAAAACGGTAACGGTCTCACCGAAACCATCACTGGTCCTGACACCAGCTTAATTGTTTTGGGAACCGAGCGGTTTTCTCATGTCACTTCCGTAACGCCAGCAGGAACGCTTTCTGGCTCGGCGGTTACAGTCGGCGTAAACGGGTATGTTGATCTTGCAGCCGCAGGGGCCGCTCAGCATGTGGCCATTTACTCGGCAGGGGACGACAGTTCGGCGACTATCTTGGTGACAGGTGAAAACCGCTATGGCGATACGTTTACCGAAACCATAACCGGGGCCAATACCGGTACGAGTTCCTCTCAATCACTGAACTTTGGGCGAGTTGATCGGCTAACAATCAGCACTGGATCTGCGGGAGCTACTGAAGCTGGAATTGACGGTCTTGCGGAAAGTCAATGGTACGTTCTCAATTACCGAGGTATTGGCTTTAATGTCGGCCTTGGTGTTGATGTGGTAAGCGGTACATTGACTTATGCTGTCCAACATACTTGGACAAATGTTACGGCCCCAAGCTACACGGAAGGGGATGAAACCGTATTTACTCATGATACTATCACTGGCAAATCAGTCGATTTTGACGGCAACTATACCAATCCTCCGGTTGCTTGCCGATTAGCCTTTACTGCCTTTACTACGGGAAGTGCGATTCTTCATATCGCCCAATCGGGTAACGGAAGCTAGATATGGTCAATTAGCGTTGGCACTGGACGGAGATTAAATAATGGCAACCAGTGGAACATATACTTTTCGGCCAGACATTGATGAAATTATTGTTGAGGCTTGGGAACGGTGTGGTATAGACGCACAACAGCTCACCGGCTATCAAGCACGGCTGAGTAGGCGCAGCCTAAACATCATGTTTGCGGATTGGGCAACTCGTGGCATTAACTATTGGACCACAGTTGAGACTACCTTGTCCCTTACTGAAAGCACAGCGACCTATACATTGGCCGCTGGTACAGTGGACGTTATCAGTGCAGTAGTTCGCCGGTCGAGTGCGGACACTTCTATGACTCGTATTTCACTTACCGATTATAACGCGCTGCCCGATAAAACGACCGAAGGTCTCCCGACACAATTTTTCTTTGACCGGCAATACACGCCGCAGATCTACCTCTGGCAAGTACCGGAAAACAGTACGGACATAATTGTCTATTGGGCGCTCATGCAAGTCGAAGACGTTACGAGCAGCAACGAGGACGCTGATATACCTTACAGATGGACAGACGCCATGTGCGCCGGTTTGGCCTTGCGTATCTACACAAAGATACCGACCCTTGATTCAATACGGTTAGCAGAACTCAAACAGCAAGCACTAGACGCATTTGACCATGCCGCAACCGATGAAGGGGAAAGGGCGACGTTACGGATTATTCCAACGTCGGCGATAGCATGATATGGCGAGATACGCCTCAGGTAGGAAAAGCCGAGCCATCTGCGACAGGTGTGGTTTCGAAATTTCATACCGCTCTCTTCAAACTGAATGGACTGGTTTGCGAGTTTGCCCCGATTGTTGGGAACCGAAACACCCTGCGCTTACTCCGCGAACGGCTTTCGATGCTCAGGAAATCTATCAGCCGCGACCTTCGATCAATGAGCGAGAAGATATTCGTATTGTCATGCGCCACGGCGTCACGGGTACGTTTGCTTTCCTTAGTGGCAGTGAGCAGGAAATACCAACACAAAATCCGAACATTATCGGCTTTGAAGTCACAACCTCTGTCGGTACGGTTTCTGGCGCTGCGCAAATTACTGAAACTGGTTTGCAAACGACCAGCGCCCTTGGCACTATTGAAACAGGCACAACAGAAACTGGCTTTAGTTCCACAACTGCTGTCGGAACCGTATCAGTCGCCGTTGACGATGGAGGTTGGGGAGTTGAAACATGGGGCGAAGATGAATGGGGTATTTAACTAATGAATTATGATACCTTAGTTACCAAGATTCAAAATTGGTATGAAGATGACGGCACTGAGTTTGTTGCCGATATCCCCCAGATCATTGAATTGGCTGAACGGCGCATATTTAAAGACGCCCCTAACTTACCAGCGTTCCGTACGACCAGTACAGGCAATTTAGTGACCAGCACTGCCACTTTAACGACCCCTACGGGGACACGCACTATACGGGGGGTTAGTATTACCGTAAGCAGTGCTGAGGTGTTTTTAGAGCGTCGCCTAGACTCTTACTTAAAGGATAAATACGCCACTTCAACAACTACGGCGCAGCCGGTGTATTATGCTGAAAGTAACGAGACGACTATCCTCTTTGGTCCAACGCCCAATAGCACTTATGCCTATACCATCTATTATCTTCGCTTACCGACTGGTCTCAGTGGCAGTAATACGACGACGTGGCTTGGTGATACGCAAGAAGACGTGCTAATGTACGCTTGTCTCTGGGAAGCGGGGGCGTATAAACACCATGTTGAAAAAACAGCTTACTGGAAGACACGATACGAAGAAGAGATTGCTCGGTTGGGCGCAGAAGTTAAACGAATTTACTTAAACGAATACGGAGCAGGAGCCTAGCTATGGCGATAAGTCAAGCATTATGCACAAGTTTCAAAAGTGAGCTTTTGAATAAAGAGCATGACATGAACACAGATACGTTTAAAATCGCGCTCTATACGAGTTCAGCAACTCTAGGCGCTACGACAACGGTTTATAGTGCTACAAACGAAACTAGCGGTACGGGGTATAGCGCAGGAGGCGCTACGCTCACGGGCGGTGCGATAGCGACTAGCAGCACTACGGCTTATGTGGATTTCACTGACCCAAGTTGGACCAGCTCGAGTTTTACAGCAAATGGGGCATTGATATATAATACTTCAAATTCAAATACGGCGGTCTGTGTTTTGGCCTTTGGCGGTGACTTCACAGTCACAACGGGAACGTTCACTATTGTCTTCCCAACGGCTGATGCCTCCAACGCCCTTATTCGTTTGGCATAGGAGAAAGTAAATGTCCTCTTCAGCTTCTGATCTTTTAAAATTTGAAAAACAAGGCACTGGCGATAACTCAGGTACTTGGGGAACCAAGGCCAATACGGCCATGTCCCGTATTGAAGAAGCCATTGCTGACATCACCAACATCAGTTTGGCTTCTCTTGGGGGTGCCAATTACACTTTGAATGACACCCAATACGCGGAACATTCTGACGGCTCTAATACGTCCGAAAGCCACTGCGCAGTGGTCAAGGCCACGGGGACGCTTACGGCAGCGGAAAAGATTATCGTTCCGTTGCGCAATAAGCGATACCTCATTTGGAACGCGACCGGTGGGGCTTATGCTGTCACGGTTGGTGGTGCGACAGGGGGTATTGTCACGGTTCCGCAGGGCTTTTTGCAAGAAGTCGTTTGTGATGGCACGAATGTTGAAGCGGTTAGCGCACCTTGCGATGTAGACGGTTTGCGCCATTATCCCAAGGGCGGGGATATCGCCAGTGCTTCTCCATTGGTGATTGACACTGACGGTGAAATGTTTGACGTTACCGGCACCACCGGCTTTAGCGCCATGACAGTCAGTATCGGCCGATTGTTCGTTTTGCAGTTTGATGGTGCTTTGACCATGACCCACGGGGCCGGAACGCTTGACCTTTTGGGCGCAGAGAATATCACCACGGCGGCTGGCGATACGGGGTTGTTCTATTCAACGGCGGCGAATGTTGTGCGGATGATTGGCTGGATCTCGGCTAATGGTTTCGCTTCCCCCGGCAAGCAGACTATTTGGATCCCGACAGCGGCCATGAGACCAACGGTCTCCAACGGCTGCGCGGCGTTGGTTGACGTAGAAACGACCGCAGATCGGCCCGACATGCAGGTCTTGGACTTTGATGCTACGGCAGACGAACACGCACAGTTCCAAATATTCTTCCCCAAGAGCTGGGACGAAGGCACAGTCACCTTCAGGGCGGTGTGGACCACCACAGCCACGGACACGGACGGCGTAACATGGGCGCTCCAGGGCGTAGCGGTTGGCGACGGTGACACAATAGATGTGGCCTATGGCACAGCCGTAACGGTGGATGACGCTGGCCAGAGCACGGCAGAGGATCTCTATTTATCGCCTGAGAGTGGCGCAATCACAATTGCAGGCAGTCCAGCTGTCGATCAGCTCTGCTACTTCAGAGTATTCCGAGATGTAAGTGACGCTAACGATACGGCCACGGAAGATGCCCGTTTGATCGGAGTTCGAATCATCTTTACGACGGACACAGGGAACGATGACTAATGTTCTATGGTCAGTATATAGGTTTCGGTTCGGGCAGTAGTGGAGCTACAGCTGGCGGTTACGAAGTGGAAAACTCCATACGGCTAAACAAGCCAGACGCCGCTCATATGTTTGGTCCTGCGGTTTCGGGGGGTTCAGAGCGTATTGGTACATGGTCATTTTGGGTTAAACGGGCTAATCTTCCTGCTGCCATCAACGACATCATATATAGAATACCCAGAACAGGCAACTCGAACTCGGCCATATATATCGACTTCGATAGCAGCGATAGATTTGAAGTTTTGTGCCAAAACGATGCAGGAGCCGTTGTTATCCGCAGGGTAACAACCCAAGTCTTTAGAGATGTCACGAGTTGGATGCACTTCCATGTAGCAGTCGATGGTAATCAAACTGACGACACTTGTTGCGCCATTAGCCTAAATGGAGTTCCCATAACAACATTCGGCACCAAGACCAATCTGGGCGCTGGCACAGACCTAAACCTATTTGACGGGGGCGAGGTTCCCTATATAGGACGATGGGCATCCGGCAACTCTTCATTTGACGTTACTATGTACCTATCTCAATACGCCGTCCAAGACGGTGTTTATGGTGCCGCCACTGACGCTGGAGAATTCGATGACGAGGGTGAATGGCGTCCCATAGACGTAACTGGCCTCACGTTTGGAACGAATGGTTTCCTACAGGGCTACTTAGACAGTTCCCACTTTGGTAAGGACACTCAAAGTGCTGATCCCGCCACTCCAACAGTTACACCGCCAACTATTAATTTTGATGGAACTAATGATTATTTAACAGCAACTGATCCAGTACCTGATGGTGAACTAGGTTTATTTTCTGCTTGGGTAAAATTCAATGGGGGGGATGGTAGTGATCAACAAATACTATTTTCTACTGG